CTCTTACGGCTGTATCTTCGGCTGGAAGCGCGTCTCAGACGACAAGCGGCGATTCCAGTACGGCTACTTCGAGACAGCGAAGGGCAGCGGCAAGTCTCCCAGCGCGGCCGGCATCGGCCTGTATGGAATGACGTTTGACGACGAGAAGTACGCGGAGATCTACTCCGCAGCCTTCGATCACGAGCAGGCGTCTGTCATTATGCGGGACGCGATCCGCATGGCCGGCGACTCGCCAGAACTCTCGGAGATGCTGGAGATCGGCAAGTACAACATCGCGAACATGAGCAACGGCTCATTCTTCCGCGCGGTGTCGTCAGAGCCGAGAGGCAAGAGCGGCCCGCGGCCGTATTACATCCTTGCTGATGAAATCCACGAGCACCGCGACGGGCGCGTGTTGAATCGGCTTCTGGCGGGATTCAAGGGCAGAGTGCAGCCGCTCGCGCTGCTCTATACGAATTCCGGTTCGGATAAAACCTCTGTCTGTTGGGAGTACCATCAAAAGTCCCTGGGCGTTCTGGATGGCACGATCGTAGACGAGCAGTGGTTCGCCTACGTCTGCCATCTGGATCCGTGTGAGTCGTGTTACGAGGAAGGCTATCGCCAGCCAAAAGACGGCTGCGAGGCGTGCGACAACTGGCTCGATCCGTCTGTCTGGTTGAAGGTAAGCCCCGCCCTGGGCGTGGTGGTGCAGCCGAAGTACCAGCAGGATGCGATCGATGCCGCGCTGACGATTCCCAGCGAGTTCAACGACAAGCGGCGTCTGAACTTCTGTATCTGGACGGAAAGCCACATGGTGTGGATTCCGCCCGATCGCTGGGAGGCGTGCAAGGTGCCGTCTGTCAGCGAGTCGAACGAAGCCATGCGGCCGGCAGCGCTCGGGCTCGATCCATCGAGCGTGTTGGACTTGACGGCGGCCGTCGTGGCGATTCGTCATGACGATCCACCGTCGAGTAAGCCCGCAGAAGAAGTCGTGATCGAAGGGAAAGACGAACAAGGGCAGCAGATCCGCTTGGCGTATACGTTAAACTTTCATGTTGAACTGATCCCCTACTTTTGGGTGCCGCAGGAAACGCTGCTGGCGCGCGTGCGAACAGAACGGATCCCGATGGACGTGTGGGCGCGGACGCCGTCACCGGATCAGCCGTATTTGCGTACTACCAAGGGCGGGGCAATCGATCATGACGTGATCTATCAGTTCGTGATCTCGGATCTCTGGAAGCGGTTCAAGATCCAGAAACTCGGGATGGACGAGAACAGCGGGCGGTATCTGTTTCTGCGGCTTCGGGATGATGGGCGGTTGGGCGACAAGATCGTCTCAGTCGGACAGGGCAAGAAGCTCTCCGAGGCGTTCAAGTTTATCGAGATCCTGATCGCGCACAAGCGCTTGCGGCACAACGGCCATCCGGTGTTGTCGTGGTGCTTTGCGAATGCCGAACCGCAGCGGGATCGGCTCGGGGCGCTCTGGATCGAAAAACCGTCTGAGACGAAGCGGATAGACGGCGCTGTGGCGGCAGCGATGGCAATCAAGGAACTGATGGCACTACCGGCGAAGAAGAAATCGCCGATGGTGTTTGTCGTTTAGGAGCCGCCACAACGTGCCCGATCTCATCACGATTCGCCATCGCAAGAATGCTGGCCTGTGGACGCGCCTGACACAGACGCTCCGCTCCTACTGGACAGGCTCGTTCAACCTCAAGGATCCCGCCCTCAATAAGTTTTACGGCGGAGGACGCTCGCAAGCCGGCCCACTCGTGAACGAGTTTACGATGTTCATGTGTGCGGCTGTCTACGATGCTATCAATCAAATCGGTTCAGATACGGCCAAGTTGCCGCTGAACTTGAAGAAACGGCGGCAAGGTGGCGGAACAGACGACTTCACCGACTCGAAAACTTACAGGTTGATGAAGTATCGGCCGAACGCCGAGACATCGTCCATGCAGTTCCGTCGCCAGTTGATGGTACATGCGCTGGTGTCGAAAGGCGGCTACGCGGAGATTGTTCGCGATGGCGCCGGACGCCCAATCGCGCTCTGGAATCTCGAGCCACACCGGGTGGAGCCGTTCTACGACGAGAAGGCGATCGTCGACGGCCGGCGTACGCCGCTGCGCTATCGGTATGACGGCGAACAGGTATTCGAAGCGCGGGACATCCTGCACATTCACGGGATCGGATGGGACGGCGTGACTGGCTTTGAGATGGTGAATGTAGCGCGCGAGGCGATCGGATTGGCCCTGGCCTCGCAGCAATTCGCCGCGGCGTTCTTTGGTAACGGCACACGGTTCGGGGGCGTGCTGTCGTCCGATCAGGATCTCGATCCGGAGCAGAAGAAAGAGATCCGCGAAGAGATCGAGAAACTCCACGCGAAGGCTGACAAGGCGTTTCGGCTACTGGTGCTGGGGGCTGGGTTCAAGTTTGACGAGTCCGGCGTCAAGCCGAACGAAGCGCAGATGAAAGAGATCCGCGATCAGCAGGTTGCGGAAGTCGCGCGCTTCTACAACATGCCCCTGCACAAGCTGAAGCTCAACACCCCAGGAGCCGTCAGCTATGCGTCCGTCGAGATGGCCGATCTCGATTACTACAAGGGGACGCTGCTCAACTGGCTGACGGTGCTGGAGGAAGAGTACAACGCCAAGTTGATTCCGTCGCTGGAACTCGGAATTCAGTACTTCAAGCACAACGCGAACGCCTTCCTGCGCGGGGACATCAAGAGCCGGTACGACGCGTTGGGGATTGCTCGGGACAAGGGCATCATCAACGCCGACGAATGGCGCGAACTGGAAGACATGAATCCGCAGCCGGACGGCCAGGGCAAGGTCTATCTGGTGCAGTCCGCACAGATCCCGGTAGACAAACTGGCGGAACTCGTGGACGCGCAGATTGCCGAAACGAAGCAGAAGGCGAAGCCGCCAGAACCTCCGCCAGCGTCACCAGGGCAAGCCGAAGTGGACGCCGCGAACGCACGGGCGGCCAGCGCCGAGCAGTTGGCTGCAGACGCCCAGGTAGCAGCCTTCGAAGCCCGCGAGAAACTGGCCGCGGCAGAAGCCACGGGCACAGCTACCGCCAGCGAGCTCGCCGAACTGCGCGAGTCGTTCCGTCAGCAGCAGGCCCAGGCCGGCGCCTTGCTGGTGCTGTCTGAGCAACTTCGGGAGCGAGTGGATCTGGTGCAAGCTGCCAAGGAAGCCACGGACGCGATCGCGGCGGAGTCCGATCGAGCGAAGCAGGAAGCCGAAGCCAGAGCAAAAGCGGCCGAAGCCAAGGCCGAAGCCGCAGCACAGGAGCAGGCGATTGCGCTGGCCGCCTTGGTTGCGGCTCGAGACGCCGAGAATGCGGCACGGTTCGACGTTGAGGCCGCTCATCAGTTGGCCGATGAAGCCGAAGCCAAGGCGGCACAGGCCGACAGCGACAAAGCCGTGGAAGCGGAGGCCAGGGCCGCGGCAGAACGCATGGTGGCTGAAGCCCAAGCGGTACTGGCCACGCTCAGCGCAGAACGCGCCGATCTTGAGGTGCACGCGGAAGAACAGGCGAAACAAGCCGAAGCCGCTACCAATGAAATGGTTCGGCTGATGAAGGAGTCGTCCGCACAGGCCGAGGCTCGTCAGGTGGCCGAGCAGGCTGTTAGCGAGCAAGCCGCCAAGATGGCCGAATTCCAGTCCGCTGCCGAGGAATTGGACGCCGCGAAGCGGGCAGAGGCTGAGGCGCGAGCGGAAACAGAACGAGTCAAGCAGGAACTCGCGGAGCACCAGGCAGCCCATCTGGAGCGCATGACGAAGCCGATCGCGGCCCATCGTGCGCTGATCCTGGACGCTATGGGACGGTTGACTCGACGCGAGGCCGAGCAGGCGCGCAAACGCCAGGCGACACCTGAAAAGCTGCGGAAGTGGCTGGATACGTTCCGCGAGTTGCACGAGGCGTTCTGCGAAGAGGCGTTACTCCCAGTGCTTCGCGTGCACGTGGATTGGAAGGATGCCGAGCACGGAAAGCCGCACATCGTCACGGCCAATATGGTGCGTTCGCATCTGGACGCCTTCGACGCGCAGATCCGAGCCGTGCTGGCCGTCGATCCTGAAGAGTTCCACGAGACACTGGCGAAAGTGCTCCACAAGTGGGAAACCGAACACGCGGAATCCGTGGCCGATACGATTCTTAGAGAGGCAATCGAACATGTCCAAAGCTATCAGCGCTGACGCAGTAGAACGCCGGATGGCCTACGGCGAGATTCGAGCCGATCTCTCGGAGGATCGGAAGATTCGAGGCTACGCCATCGTATTTAACCGAGATTCCGTCGATCTCGGTGGGTTCATCGAGCGTATCCGGCCGGAAGCCGTGGATCGCAGCCTGCGCGACGGGGCCGACATTCGCGCGCTCGTGGATCACGACTCGTCCAAGGTGATCGGCAGGACGCGCAGCGGCACGCTGCAGCTCAGGAAAGACAGCCGCGGGCTCCGCATCGAGATCGATCCGCCCAATACCACCGTGGCGCGGGACATTCTGGAGTCGATCTCGCGCGGGGACGTCACGGGCATGTCGTTCTCGTTCAGAGCGTTGGACGATGACTGGCACATGGAAGACGGGATGCCGATGCGTGACGTAATCGACATGGAAATGCGCGAGATCTCGATCGTGGCGTTTCCGGCATACGCCGCGACGGATGTCCAAGTTGCACAGCGTTCGCTGACGGCGTACAGGGCCGAGCATCCGACGCGCTCGCTGGACTTCATGCGGAGGCTGCACAAGACGAGGATGGCGCGGTAATGCCTGATGCAATGCCCACATATGACTTCGTAAGCGACACCGAAGACGACTACACCAACGTAGACGACTGTCTGGTTTCGAGCATCCCGTACGAACGCGAACCAGAGCCACCACGGAAGGCGACATTCCGTGATTACTGCTGGTGGTATTGGGATAAAGCCCAGCAAGCTCGGCGACTGAGCCCCTGGCAGATTGAGGTATCAGTGACACCACTTACGTGGATGCTGATACCACATTACGAAGAGTCTGATTATTACGAGCCTGCATCCGTAAGCTGGCTCTGTCTGCGCGTTTCATGGTGGGTGAATGGCCGGTAAGGGTGGACGCCCGCGCGAGTTCGACGGCCCGCCAGTATCGGTGCGGCTGCCGGCGCCGTTACATGACGCCCTGAGCCGTGAAGCGCTCAGGCGCGGGGCGGATCTGTCGGACGTGATCCGCGAGCGGCTGGCCATGCCACGTTTCGTATCCCAAAACTCCACTGAAACGGAGAACACCGTAGAGTAGAGCCTGAAATACAACTGAGCGGAGTCCTGTGCAGGGGCTATCTCCTGGCAGGGCTCAGCGACACCGGCACCGCATCATCCTGGCTATCTAGGGGCGCGGGTCCGCGGCGAAAGCACAACGCTTCCGCCTGTGGGCTGCGCCCTTTTCATTTGTAGGGTTCGGCTGTCCCCAGGCGAGCACGACTGAAGGGGACAGACGATGAATCTACAGGAACTCCGCGACAAAAAGGGACAGCTCGCCAACGAGGCGCAGCAAGTTCTGGACGCCGCGTCCGCGGACGGCCGCGAACTGCGCGCCGAAGAGGCGACGAAGTTCGACGCCATCCACGACGACATTGAGAAGCTGACGGCGACGATCACCAGGATCGAGAAGCAGGCGTCTCTCGACGCGCCGGAACAGCGCCGATCGAATCCGATCGATCCGAACCCGAACCAGAGCCGCGCGATGCGGACTGGCAAGCCGAGCGTGGAAGATCGCGCGCTCGCGTTCCAGGGCTGGTGCGCGGCCAGCAACCCGTCCACCGTCTCGGACATCACGGCGCGCCATCGCGAAGCCGCGCAGCGCTGCGGCATGAGCCTGGATCAGAAGACGATCACGTTCCGGCTGCCGTCCGAGGCGCTGCGTTCCCTGCACCCGGAAGACATCCGAGCCTGGGAGCAGCGTCTCACTCAGGTGGATACGGTATCGCCGGACTTCGGCGGGCACCTCACCGTGCCGGACGAGATGATGAGGCCGCTGGAAGTTGCGCTGCTCCAGTTCGGTGGCATGCGACAGGTGGCCACAGTCATCCGCACGGGCACCGGCGCCGAGCTGCCGATCCCGTCAGTGGACGACACCTCCAACACCGGCGCGCTGCTGGGCGAGGGCGCCGAGCACACCGAGCTGGATGTTGACTTCGATCAGCTTGTGCTGAACGCCTTCAAGTACACCTCGCGCCGCGTTGGCGCGTCGGTCGAGTACCTGCAGGACAACGCGATCAACTTCGCGGGCCGCATCGGATCGCTCTTGGGTGAGCGTCTCGGGCGCATCACGAATACGCACTTCACCACGGGCGACGGCTCGAGCAAGCCGAACGGGATCATGACGGCGGCGACGTCGTCCGGCATCACCACGGCGGGCGCGACGACGATCACCTACGACAACCTGATCGATCTGAAGCACTCGGTGGATCCGGCGTACCGCGCGCTCGGTGCGCGGTTCATGTTCAACGACACGACGCTGAAGATCATCAAGAAGATCAAGGTGCCGGGGTTCTCGGGTGACACGGCCGGCATGCCGCTCTGGCGCGCGGGCCTGGCCGCCAATGAGCCGGACACGATCGACGGCGATCCCTACACCATCAACCAGCAGGTTGCGTCGGGTACGAACTCGAGGGCCATCGCGTATGGCCTGCTGAGCAAGTACATCATCCGCGACGTGCGGGACATCACGCTGGTGCGTCTGGACGAGCGGTATGCAGAACTTGGCGTGGTGGCCTTCCTGGCGTTCTCGCGCCATGACGGCGATCTGCTCGACGCCGGCACGCATCCCGTCAAGTACCTGACGATGGGCTAAGTGTGCGACTGAGATTCATTACGTCACTACCCGATCTGATCGAGGGTCGGGTAGTGACGGTTGATCCTGCGGTGACGCCGGAGGCGTTGGATTGGATTCGCACGGGTGCCGTTGAAATCCTTCCGGACGAAGCCGACGAAACCACCCTGGCGCCGCGTTCGGTGGAATTCGCGGTGGCGCGGCGTCGGAAGAAGTCGGTTAAGGCATCGCGACGGCGTGAGCCGGCCGATGAGCGTCCCTGAAGTTCCTGTGATGTGTCCTGGGGGCACGGTGGCCATCTTGGGCGGTGGACCGAGCCTCACGCAAGCGGACGTGGATTATTGCCGTTCAAGGGCGGATGCGGTGATTGCCATCAATACCAGCTATCTCCTTGCCAAGTGGGCACCATGCCTCTACGCCGCTGATCACAAGTGGTGGGACTGGCATCGTGGTGCCCCAGACTTTCCAGGCTTGAAATACGCCCTACAAAAAGAGGCGTCCAAGTGGCCTGGTGTCCAGATCCTCCAGAACACCGGGAAGACAGGGCTGGAAGTGCGCCCGACGGGCCTGCGCACGGGCAACAACGGTGGCTATCAAGCCATCAATCTGGCGGTGCACTTCGGCGCGAAGCGGATCATTCTGCTCGGCTACGACATGCAGTCGACGGGCGGGAAGCGCCATTGGTTTGGCGATCATCCCAAGAAGTCAGACGGCAATTACGAGACATTCCTCCAGGCATTCCCCGCGCTGATCGAGCCGCTGAAGCAGATTGGTGTCTCGGTGATCAACTGCACGCGCGTCACGAAACTTCAGTGCTTTCCATGTCAGCCCTTAGAAGAGGCGCTGCCATGAGCGTGCTGTCTTTCTGCCTGGCGTACTACCGGAACGCCGGCATGTTGGCGGAGCAGTATCGGATCTGGGCAGCACTGCCGGACGATCTCAAGGCGCAGATCGAGATCATCATCGGCGACGATGCCTCACCAGAGCCCGCTGCAGCCGTACCACGGCCTTCTGGACTGCCACCCGTGCGGATCTTCAGGTTGCAGGACGCGACGCACCCAGAGCGCCCACCGTGGCGCCAGGACGCCATCCGGAATCGTGCCGTCGATCTCGCGCAGGGCCCGTGGCTGTTCCTGACGGACATGGATCATGTGCTGCCGGAAGACAGCCTGCGCCAGTTTCTGAAG